ATTATAAACTTTATCTGTATATGATTTGTTATTATAAAAAACACTTCTTTCTGATGTAGGTAAATCTTCTTCACCTAAAAGTATTCTGTAAATTCTACTTATCATTTGAGAGCATTTAAAAGAAGTTTTAAATACAGAGTACATTATGGTAGTTCTGTTTCTATGTCTCCAAGTATCTATCCAACCATCTCTTCTTAATCTCTCCCATCTGTTTTTATCCCATGAATAAGTGTAAACTCCATCCATAAAATC